TTTTTCACCTCCATTAACTAACATACACTTTTCTTGATCGGGTATAATTAAACCTAAATGCATACGTAAAACTCCAGACCAAGGCCCCTCATGCGGATTTAACATCTTGTGTGGCCCTAATACAGAAATGTATGTTGAAACTACATTTTTATGTTTATTAATAATTTCCATTGTTTTAGGTGCAAGTTTTTGATTTTTTTTAAAGTTAATATTTGCTGCCTTAAAAAAAAACAATCTCCACTTATCATCATTAGATATATAAAGTTGATCCGGAGAAATTAATTGAAAAGGTGTTAAATCATCATACCTTTTTAATATAGTTTCCGTTTCTTTTTTTATGACATCAAAATTATCTTCTAGTTCTTTAGCTACTGCAAATGTATATGGATCAAAAAACTTCTTATCTCCAATTAAACAATGCTTACGAAACTTTTTTTGTAAAAGTTTATTTATAAATAATGTACTAACTTGAAACTCCATTATTTTTTTCTTTTTAATAACTTTTTTATATAAACTTCTTTTGTTATGTTTTCTTTTTCAGCTCTAAATTTTACATAGTCATGCAATAATTTAGAAATCATAGAGGCGGGTGCTCTATATTTTTCATCACAATATGCTTTTAATAATAAATAATCTTCTAATTTGATTGCAACACTTTTCCATTTTTTGATATCCATATTTTCTCCTATAAGATTTATAAAATGAGTTGTTGATAGTGTCAACTCATAAAAATGAGCATTTAAGCCATTTATTTAATACTTGCTTATATCATAAAAGATATGATAAGATAAGCCTATGAGGTCTTATCGCTTCACCGTTCGGTACGCAGGTCAAAGAATAACTCATGACTTTAAGGCAACCAATGATGATGAAGCGCAAAAAAACTTCATTAACGAATTGAAAGCTAAAAAGGGTAAGTGGGAAAAAGAAGTTACTTATTCTCCAAGCAAGATATTCATAACATATGAGGAACTAAATGTTGCTTCACAATGAAGAAACAATAATTGCTCAGAAGATGAAATTGGAATCCAAATGGAATTACCAATTTTTAGAGCAAGGCCAAGTAACTCTCGATATGTTGCAAATTGAATATGAGCTGAAAAAGTTGAAAGCTAAATTGATTGAACTTGCAGCAAAAAAAGCTTGGTTAGAAACAAGAACGACAGAAGAAGAAATAGAATCAGTAGACTCTATAGCTTCTTAAGTTAATTAGATTGCTTTTACAACTCCTTCACTTAGGAGTGAGATACATCTTTCTGTATGTTTTAGCATAGGCTTTTTAAATAAAAATTCAAAATCGCTTGGTGGTGTATTAGCCGAATGTAATTTCCAAACCTCAACATTTAATCTTGATAAAAAATTTAATTCATTATCATCTTTAGAAGTATAAAATAAACTTGCATCAGCTAATTTATTTTTTGATAATATTTTAAATCTATGAGTACCATTAATTAAGTTATTATTTGAGTCTAAAACCATTGGACAAAGTAAACCATTCTTTTCCATATCAGCCCTAATACTTATTTTAAAATCATTATGTGCGCCATGAATTGCTTTCACATCATCAAAATAAACTAACTTTAATCTTGATGGAAATAATTGATACAACGGATGTACAATTATTTTTAATCCTTGATCTCTTGTTTTAAGAAGCTTGTCCAAAATCATCTCCTATACTTATATCAACAACACTAGGTACTTTAAACTCCATACAATTTTCCATGATTTCTTTTATTTTTAATTCATCTCCATCTTTTACATTAAAACATAATTCATCATGAATTTGTAATATAGGAAGATATCCGGCTTCATAACAACTAACCATAGCTTGTTTAGTTTGATCGGCTGCTGATCCTTGTATCAATCTATTTAAAGCTTTATATGTAAAAGCACGTTTAATGCCATCTTTTCCATATTTAGCAACAGCATTTTCAAATGTTTCAGCAGTATGTATTCCAAAGTCTCTAGTTTCCCACATATCAAATCTACATTTTCTACCTTTTTTAGTACGGATGACACCCTCATCATTTGCTTTTTTCATACATCTATCAGATAACATTTTTACAAATGGAACTTTACGATTATATTTTGATATTAATACTTCTGCTTCTTCCTTTGATAATCCTAAAGAGAGAGCAAGTTTATTTTTTCCCATACCATACATTAATCCAAGTCCAATAGTTTTAGCTTGAGATCTTTCTATACCAACTAACTCTGCAATAGTTTGGTGAAAATCTGCTGAAGCATTCTCATATGCTTTAACAAGTTCTTGTGATCCTTCATAACCTTCTCCAATAGATGCCGCATAGTGAACAACCATTCTTGGTTCTTGTTGTGAGTAATCAAATGAACCCCACTTATGATCTTCTTCTGGTAAGAATATACCTCTAATCTTTTTAGCAAATTCTTTATTACGTGCAGGAAGTTGTTGTAGATTTGGGTTAGACATAGAAATACGACCAGACACTGTTCCCCCTTGATCTGATCTTAATTGATTAATCTCTGCATGAACTCTTCCTTTATGTTCATACTTTAAAATATTTGCAAGGAAAGTATTATGAAATTTATTAATTTCTCTTGCTTGTACAATCAGTTGTGAGATTTGATGTTTAGAATTGTGCAACCAGTTTTGTGTAAAGGATGGTGCACCCGTATTTTCAGTTCTAGGGTATTCAATCTTTAACTTATCAAAAGCTTCTCCTATTTGTCTTGCCGCCCAGATATCTATATCTTTACCAACAAGCTTATTAATCTTTTGTAGTAATACTTTTTCCTGAGCCGCAAACTCTACAGTTAATCTACTTGCTTTATCAACATCAACTCTAACACCTCTTTGTCTCATCTTAAGTATTGTTGGAAGTACTTTAGATTCTAATTCCCATGTCGTAGTTAGATTCTGAGTTAAAATCTCATGTTTAAATCGTTGCCATAATAGGAACGTGAGCCGTGCATCTTGCTCAGCGTAAAAACCAACATGCTCTGCAGGTAATTTCCACATCTCAGCTTTAGGATCAATTCCATGATCTCTAGCAGCTTCATTTAAATCAGTTTCCGCTTTAATCTCACCTAAATAATCTCTAGCTAAGTTATTTAATGAATAAGACCATCTATTCTCATCTATAATAGCCGCAGCGACCATTGTATCAATGACTTGTCCATTAACAGTCATACCCATAGAGTTTAACCAACCTAGATCGTATTGAGCGTTATGAAATATCTTTTTATTAGGTAGGGCACAAACAATCTTAATATATTTAAGAACTTGTTCAGGAACCATGTTGCCACCACCAAAATGATTAAAAGGATAATAACCCTGCCATCCATCTACGGCTACTGCAAAACCAATTACTTCTCCATTATTAGTTGCCCAACCAGCTCCTAGTCCCTTAGTAATACCCTCGTCTCTTGTTTCTAAGTCAATTGCTATTTCTGGATATGAAGATAAATCTTTATATTCATTTGGACATGACCAAATGCTTTTCTTAAACGTCATTGATAGTTGTAAACTAGTCATTTAATTAAATCCTTTCTAAATTGTTCATTAAAATCTAAAGAAGCTTTTGCTCCCCTTTCTATTAAATCTGAATAACTTGGGGCTACAGGACATTCAAAATCCTTAGAATGTTGAAAATGTTTATATTCTATTTTATCTTTCCAAATATAATAAATATTCCAATTAAGAGGATGTTCTAATATTTTTTCTAAATTTTTTTGATCACTATCAAAAATTTCTACACTAGGAAATTTATGTAAAAAATTTAATTTATTGTCTTCATTCCAAACCATGTAATAATGATGGTTGTATCCTTTCCATCTTACTTTTGAATTCTCAGGATAGTTTTCAGCATTCATACATATTTCAGCAATAGGTGATGGGCATTCAATATATCCCGCTTTAGAAATTCTTGATATTTCTTCCATACAATGAAATGGATTATATAAATCTTCTAAAACATGTCGTGCGTAAGTAAAATCAAATTCTTTATCAGCATATGGGAATTTATCTTTAGAAAAATCTACAATTTTATAATTAGGAAGTTTGTTACTTTCATTAATATCCCAACCACAATAATGTGTTGCATATTCAAAGGGAATTATACTTGGGCCTAATTCTAAAACTTTCATATCTTTAGTAATCATATTACCAAGATGACTACTTATTTGTTTAATAGGCGCCCAATGTTTATTCACTGTAGTCTCTTTCTATTATCATTTCGATATACTGTATTGCTTTAAGCAAATCTTCTTTCTTTCCTTTATCTTGGTGCCGACATATATACTTGATTATATTACCCTCTGCAAACAATATTTTGTTTTTATTAATGAACTGAGATGGTTGTATGGCATACTTTTTATAGTGTGCTCCACCAACTTGTTTAAAAAACGCTTTATTACTCATTTCTTCTCCTGTAAGTAAACTAAATAATCTTTACCAACAGGATAGTTGTATTGGTTATCACTTGAAAGCAAATGTAATGTTTTCTTTGCTCTAGTGAACCCTGTGTAGTAAACCTTTAGTTCGTCTATTTTGTCTTGTTTATTCTTCCTATTAAAATCAGAGGCGTAGTCATTTTTAGCTGATACAATTACATGATCAGCTTCTCCACCTTTAACAGAATGAATAGTATCTATAATGATTTGGGGTCTCTTGTCCAATTGTTCTTGCCCATATCTTTTCAATAATCTTATAAAGTAAATCTTTTGTTTAGAAGTAAAGTTTCTTCTCAACACCCACCACCATTCTTTTGTTTGGAACTCATCATCTAATGATAAACCACACCATTCTTTTAATTGTTTGAAATCATACGTAGTAAAATCAGGTTGATCTATCCAAAACTTTTCATCTCTATAATTAGAGTTATCAATTTCTCTTATAAATCTATATACATTTTCTGCATTCTTCTTATCAATAGACTT